CATGCCACCTGATTTATTTGAGGTGATCCATGAAATTGATGCGATGTTCTCCGAAGTATCAGGAATATCTAATGTTCTTTCTGGTAAAGGCGAATCAGGCGTAAGAAGTCAGGGTCATGCAAGCCAATTAGCTCGCCTTGGTAGCTCAAGAGCTAAAAAACGGGCATTGATTGTGGAAGATAGCCTAGAGAAGGTGGCAACACTGTATCTCAAGCTCATGCAAGTGTATGACAACACGCATTTTAGGGATACCGAAGATGTGCCGTTCATTCCAGAGCAATTTACCAAAGACTTTGTGGTTAAAGTCGATGCGCACAGCAATAGCCCAATCTTTACTGAAGATCTTAAAACCCTTGCGTTTAACCTACATAAAGCGGGTGCAATTGATAAAGAATCTTTACTTGACTTATTAGAACCACCGATGAAACAATTGCTTAAGGATAAACTTAAGCGTAAAGAGAAAGAAGGTGGCGATCAGAAGCAAGCACCTCCTGCTCCCAAAGGCAAAAAAGAACCAGAGGTGGGCTAAATGGCAACAGGCAATGTACAACCAAAGGCAGATCAACCAAGAGTAACCACTGAATCATTAAAGCGTGGTGAAAAATCACCGAATTTGCAGTATCGTGTACAAGGTGTAAAGAGTTTGGATAGATCTGCTAAAACAAGGGATCTAGGTCGTTCAGTTAGGGGATAGCTTAACTTGGAGATTAAAATGCGCAAGTCACATAAAAAAGCACGCAAGTCACGCAGATAAGGTTTCTTCCTTCACGAGGAAAGGGTTGTGGCTGCCTTACCCTATAAATAGGTGACCGTATGCTATCAGGAGAAATTCACATGGCACGCAAATCTCGCAAAGGTCGTAAAGCACGCAAGTAATCGGATGAGGGCTAAAACCCTCTGAAGTTACTTCGGGTTGACCGAATAAGTCCTAGAGGGGGAGGGAAACTAAATAATTCCCCCCACTTGACATTCAATAGATTAAGATTACGATACAGAGAAACTTAATAGGAAAATGCTATGGGCGTACCCTCAGATCAGTTAATGCAAATGATTAAATCCCAACGGGATGGCGCAACACCTGCTGGTATTCCACCCGCCCCAGAAGGCGTAACGGGAATGTCTGATACTTCAGCTCCTCCAATGGCTTCACCAATGAGTACCCCAGAACCAAAGATGGGTAATCGTGAAGCAGCTATGATTAACTTAGCTATGGCAATGGACTTGCTAGAGCAATCACTTCCAGCGCTTGGTAGCGAAACTCCTGAAGGTCAAAAGATATTAGGTGCTATTCGCACTATGACTTCAGTGATTGGACCTAAGAAAGCTAAAACGAATGAATTGCAACCTGCTGAAATTATGCAGATGCTGCAAACATTACCTCAAGCTGGTGGAGCAACGGCTGAAGGAAAAGCAATGCAACAAGCTCCGCAAATCCCAGGTATGTCTGCCCCAACACCACCTCCAGCAATGCCAGGTGGTATGCCAGGTGGCGCACCTTCCGCAACTCCACAAATGTAAGGAATTACTATGGAACTCTTTAAACCTCGTGGTTCAGCAATGCCACGCAGACCTACTGACAACAATCAGAAAAACGGTCAAGTTATCAATACTCCTCGTTACTCAGAGTTTGGTGGCTTAACATCTGCACCTAAAGCTGGCTACAAGAACATGATGTCTATGTCTAAGCCAGGCGATACCAAAAAAGTCATCTAACGAATAAGGGGATAGAAGATGAGTTTAGAAGATCTTTCACTAGAACAGCGTGATGAATTAGCTATGTTGGCTCGCCAATTAGCTGATAATCCTGCTACAAGAAAACAATTTTTACGCATGACAAAACAGGTTAAGCCTGAAATGTCCATTCCTGAACTCGATATTGAGGACTTTACAAATACTAAAGTATCCGCAGCCGAAACACGGGTAATGAATTTGGAAGCAAAAATGCGTGAGCGTGATGCCGTAGAAGAACTCAATAAGCGTAGAGCAAGATTAAATCGCCCTACCAAAGAAATTGAAGAAATCGAAAAGCTCATGCTTGATAAAGGCATGACCAATCACGAAACAGCAGCAGAGTATTTTGATTGGATGCGCCAAGCAGCAGAGCCTACGCCTAATTCTGCTATGGGCTATACACCAAGCGCTTTAAGCAAATTTGACCTTTCTAAGTATTGGAAAAATCCGCAAATGGGCGCTAGAGATGAAGCAGCACAAGCACTAAAGGACTTGCGTAAAAACACAAGACCAATAGGTATTTAAACAGCAGTAAATGGGGATATTTACTTTTAACGGAGAATTATTATGCCAATAGGTGGCGGAATAGTCCCAGCATCAGGATCAAGCCAATACAATGAGCTTACTTATGTAACTCGTAGAGCGTTTATCCCCAAGCTGGTAGTACAGCTTTATAACAGCACACCATTGATGGCTGCGTTGATTGCAAATAGTCAACAGGCTTCAGGCGGTGTATCCCAAGTAACCGTACCAGTACAAGGTGCGCAGTTTGTTAACGCTCAGTGGTCTGACTATTCTGGTTCTTTTAACCAGCCTTCAGTACAACAGGGTGCTTTCAATGCTGAATTTAATCTGAAGCTAATGATTGCTCCAGTACCGTTTCTCGGTATGGAAGGTGCAGTACAGCAAGATTACGCCATTATTCCATTGATCGAAGCTCGTATGAACGATGCGACCAATGTAATGATGGATGCAATGGCTACTGCCTTGTACAACAACTACACCAATACCCAACAGTTCATTGGACTGCCTGGTGCTATTGATGATGGTACAAACATGACTACCTACGGTAACATCAATCGTTCTACCTATACATGGTGGAAATCGAAGGTGTACAACGCAGGATCTGTAAACCCAACTCGTCAAAACATTCTCCAGTACATTTCAGGTACTGTTAAGAATGGCGCTGAAGTTCCAACTTTTGGCGTTTGCGGATTTGGTACATGGACACTCTTAGCCCAAGACTATGTTGGTCAAGAGCAATATGTAATTACGCCAGGACATGGTTTTGATAGCGATAGCAACGGTCCTCAAGCTGCATTTAGAGCTTTGATGGTTGCTGGTGTTCCAATCTATCCAGACCCATACTGCCCAGAAGGTACTGTTTATTTCATTAACTCAAACTACTTGAGCTTGTATATTCACGATCAAGGTTCGTTTGTATTTACTGGATTTGAGTCCACTCTACCTAACTGGCAGATTGGTTATGTTGGCGCTGTCTTGATGATTGCTGAATTAGTAAGCACCAAGCCTAAGTCAATGACCAGAGTATCTGGCTATAACTCTATTTCAATCTAAGGAGAATTAGTCATGGCACTCGGTTTAAATAAAATCCTCATTGCAGGTACTTATGCAAATACGCCAAGTTCGTATTTTCAAAATGCTTCAAACATTGCTGCAACCACTCTTGGAAATGTCGTACCTGCTGGAACTTATCTAGTAGTTAGCGCATCCAATGTGGTCATTCAGACTGTTACCAGTTACAACTCCACTTCTAATGTGGCTACATGGTCAAATGTGTATCCTATTAACTCAGGTGGTATGGTTATTTCTGACGGTGTGAATGTACAGTTATTGGCTACTACCAACGCTACAGTGCAATTAGTGACTGTAAATGGTGGTTCTCCTGTATCTGGCACTTTTAACAGTTAAGGAGCAATAAATGGCTAATTCAGATTCGTTAGGGCAGTTTTACCTTGATATGATTGGCTATGGTCGTGTTGCCTACATTAAAGCTACTGCTTTAAATACAACAGGAAACGGCACTGTAACTGGTGTCGCACTTCCTTTTTTAAGCGGTGGTTTAACTAATGCAGGTGCTGCTGTAGGTTCTGGACAGATCGTTCTTCGCAGAGTGACTATTCAAAATCCTACAGGCAGTATGGCTTCTGCCAATATTTCAATTACTACAAGTAAAGATGGCAACATCTCTAACGCTGTAGTAGCCAATGTGGTACTCAGTGGTATTACTGCTGCTGGTACTTATCAGGACTTGAATATTGCAGTTCCATATAATACAAACACAGCCGTAACTGGTTTTACAACCCAAGCCTTGTTCGTCAATGTCACTACTGCTACTGGTAACAGTAACACTGCTGATATTGTCGTATTTGGCGATGTCGTGAGTTTCTAAAATGTCAAATATCTTCGTAACCAATCGTTCTGACAAAAAGCTAAAAGATGGCTATGCAGGAGTGTTTTATAGTTTCCCTAAAGATGAAACTGTAGAGATCCCTGAAGATGTAGCTCGTCACATTTTTGGTTATGGAGATGACAACAAAGAGCCTTATTTGGCAAGGTTAGGATGGATTATTTCTCAAAATGACTTGGAAAAAGGCATGGAGCTTTTATCCCAGTGGGAGATTTCTACCCAACCCCCAAGCAAGAACCAATCGTTATCCCCGTTGGTGGAAAGAGTACCCCTCCCAACCTCTAGGAAGGGCGGGGGAAAAGTCCTTCAAGCGGTAGCATGAGTTATGGTCAATAAATGGCAACGCTTAATTCGTACATTACGGAAGTCCGTAGGTTACTGCATGATGCTAACGGGAATTTCTATAGCGATTCGCAGTTAACCGATTACATTAACTCTGCCAGAGAAAGAGCTGTCAGAGATACTGGATGTTTGCGTGAAATTGTTGTTACGCAAACGCCATGTCAAGTCGCACC